AGGCTACCCACAGAAACAAGCGGTAGCTATTGCCTTATCTACAGCTAGGAAGAAGAAGAAATGAACTACTTAGAACTTGTCAATGACGTACTAGTAAGGCTTAGAGAAAGCGAAGTAACTGCTGTTACTGACACACCTTACTCTAAACTTATTGCTAAGTACGTTAATGATGCTAAACGAATAGTAGAAGATTCGTATGAGTGGGCAGGATTAACTGTAACAAAAACTGCCACTACTTCTAATACACAGTTTAACTATGTACTAACTGATGCTGGTCAACGTTTTAAAGTTATTGATGTTATTAACTCAGAAGATAATATTTTCTTGCAGTATGTAACTACATCTGTAATGAATAACTGGTTTTTAAATGCTGATTCAACACAGACAGGTTCTCCAACACATTACAACTTTAACGGTGTTAATGATAATGGAGACACACAAGTAGATTTATATCCTATTCCTGATGGTGTTTACAATATCTTTTTTAATCTTTATGTACCACAAGATCCATTAGCATTAAACAGTGATAAATTAATTGTACCATCAGAACCAGTAGTTAAATATGCGTATGCTATGGCTGTAGCAGAGCGTGGTGAAGATGGTGGATTGTCTGCACAAGAAGCTACTGCACTAGCAGACCAGTCACTAGCAGATCACATTGCTATTGCACAAAGTCGTAGACCTGAAGAATATCTCTGGCACTCAGTATAATGGCTAAACCTTTACAGACATCAACTATATCAGCACCAGGTTTTCTTGGTGTCAATACACAAGATAGTAGTGTTGATCTTGCTTCAGGTTTTGCATTAGAAGCATACAATTGTGTCATAGATAAGTTTGGTCGTATCGGTGCTAGAAAAGGATGGGTTAAACAAAACTCTTCTACTAACGCTGATCTAGGTAGTAATGATATTGAGTTCTTGTTTGAGTTACCAGAAACAGGAACTGTGTTGCTAGGTGGTAATAACAAATTACTTAGTTTTGCTAGCGGTACAATAACAACTGAATCAGTATATGACAATGCAGGTACGTCTACAATTACTTATTCAATAACAGATAACAAATGGTCAGCGTCTAGTATTGTGTACGGTGAAGGACCAGACATTAGCCCTCATGCTTATGTTTGTCAAGCAGGTCATGCGCCTTTAGTTTATCACAAGTTAGGTTCTGGTCACGCTCATACAGGTGCTTATGGTTTTCAGGTTCTTGATGATGGTACTAATGCTGTTGGTTCTGTTCCTACACCTTATGATGGAAATGAGACACAATTTCAACCTAACTTTGTATTAGGAGCTTATGGACGTACTTGGTGGGCAGATATTTCTGGAGACACACAGACTGTGTACTTCAGTGCATTACTGGATGGATCAAACCTGTCTACTGGTGATTCAGGTTACTTATCTTTGGTAGATGTATTTCCTAATGGTGACGAGGTAGTAGGACTAGCAGCACATAATGGTTTCTTAATTATATTTGGTAAAAGAAACATTGCAGTTTACGCTAACCCTATTGATGTAACACGATTAGAGTTAGTTGACTTGATTGCTAACGTAGGATGTATTGCAAGAGATAGTATTGTTAATACTGGTACTGATGTAATGTTCTTGTCAGACACTGGAGTAAGAAGTATTGCTCGTGTCATTCAGGAAAAGTCAGCACCTATTAACGATATATCTTTTAACGTCAGAGATGACTTAGTTTCTTTTGTAAACGCAGAAACAAACAAAGAAAGAATTAAAGCAACTTACTATCCAACTGATGCGTTTTACTTATTAACTGTTCCTACGTCTAAGTATACATTTTGTTTTGACTTGCGAGGTAGGCTACAAAACGGTGCTTGTCGTGTAACAATTTGGGATGCTATAGATCCTACAGCATTACACACAACGTACTCAGGTGATTTACTAATAGGTAAAGCAGGGTATCTAGGTAAGTATGTTGGTTATCTTGATGATACTTCTACTTATCAGATGAGGTACTACACGAATCATTTTGATTTAGGTAGTCCTACTACGTTAAAGTTTTTAAAGAAAGGTAACTTTACAGTAGTAGGTGGTGTAGGACAAAACGTATTTATTAAGTACGGTTTTGACTATGTAGCCTCTTATAAAGATATTCGTAAGACACTAAGAGCAGGTTCAGTATTTGAGTACGGTGTCAATAAGTTTGGTGTCAGTGGTGCAACAGTAGTTGGTAGTCAGTCGTTTAGTGACAGTACACCTACAACTAACACTATTACAGATGTAGACGGTACACATTATCAAGTAGCGTTTAAATCTGTATACGATTCAGAAAATGGTTACGATCTACCGCAAGCTGTTCGTTTAGACGGTGACGGGTTTTATTATGTACCTGATACAGAAGAAGATGACGGTGATGGTTTTGATTTAGCTAATGCAACTATTTATTTAAAGAGTGCTGATGCTTTGACAGAATACTCTAATGGTCTTGCATTAGAAGAAGTTAGAAGTAATCTAGGTGGTTCAGGTTCAATTATACAGTTAGGGTTTGAAGCTGATATTAATCAAAACCCTTTGTCAATACAAAAGATTGATGTTTATGTAAAAGCAGGAAAGACTATTTAAGGAATAACCAATGTCAGATTATACTAAAGCCACTAACTTTACATCTAAAGATACTTTAACAACAGGAGACGTAGGTAAAGTTGTTAAGGGTTCTGAGTTAGATGCAGAGTTTACTGCTATTGCAAATGCTATTGCATCTAAAGCAGATATTAATAGTGAAACGTTTACAGGTACTCCAACACTGCCTGCTGGAACTGTTGCAACTACAGTAACAGACAATACAGATAGTTCAACTAAAATCGCTACAACAGCATTTGTCCAATCTGTCAAAACATTAGTCCTTCAGTCTGTCTTTCCTGTTGGTGCTATATACACAAGCTATAGCGTATCTACTGATCCTGCTACCGTTCTTGGATTTGGTACTTGGTCAGCTATTGAGGGTAAGGTACTAGCTGGTTATCAATCAGGAGACAGTGACTTTGGTACAGCAGGTGGTACAGGTGGTACTAAAGATGCAGTAGTTGTAAGTCACACACACGGTGTTACAGATCCAGGCCATACTCACCTTTTCGAAGGTCATATAAATGTCCATCCAGGATCAACAGGTGGAGGATCTGCTCAAGCACCACAAACTAAGACTACTCAATCAGCTACAACAGGTATTAGTATTGATAGTGAAGGTGTATCAGGAACTGGTAAGAACCTGCAACCGTATGTAACAGTACATATGTGGCGCAGAACAGCTTAATTAAAGAGGGCAAAAAGATGGCATTCGGTAAAATAGCAGGTGGAATACTAGGAGCAGGTCTTAGCTACTTAGGAGGTAAAAAAGTAGGAGACGCTCTTGGACAACAAGGTGCGTTGATGCAGGCTGCTGGTCAAAAGGCTAGTCAAATGGCTGCCTTTAAACCAGTTGCTATTACTGCTGGGCCATTTGGTAGTACAACAGGAACAGGAGGATATCAAGTATCTCCTGAGATAGCTGCACTACAACAACAAATATCTGGATTGTATGGTTCTAGTTTAGATCAAGCACAACAAGCTGCAGAAACTATGCCACAGTTTCAACAAGCTGCTGCTGGGTTGTTTGGCCTTGGTCAACAATACTTAGCAGAATCTCCTGAGCAAGCTAGACAACAATTCATGTCTGAGCAAATGGCTGCTCTACGTCCTTATGATATTGAAGAAGAACAACGACTAGCATCAAGTGTATTTGGTAGAGGTCGAGGAGGTTTAAACTTGAGTGTTGGTGGACAACCAGAGCTACAGGCATTGTCTGAGGCACGTAACAGACGTAATCTACAACTAGCTGCTGCTGCAGATCAAGCTGCACAACAACGTATTGGTTTTGGTGCAGGCTTGTTTGGTACTGGAGCGCAGACACTAGGTGCTGGTTACGGTGTACAATCTGCAGCACTTAAGCCAACATCAGACTTACTTGCTCTGCAGTATTCTACAATGCAGCCAGCAAGAGAAGCATACTTAGATGCTCTAAATGAAGCACAGCTTAGATCCAATATAGGTGCAACACAAGGTCAGTTGTACATGGCTGGTGCGCTACCTTCTGCTCAAGCCTATGGCATGCAGGGAGGTGTACGAGGCGGTACACTGATGGGTATAGGACAGAATATTGGAGGCATGTTTAGCGGTATGAAAAACCCTTTTAGTTTTCCCCAGGGCAGTAATGAAATAATGTCTGTACCTGGGGCTACTTGGAGTGGTAATTATTCAGGGCAAGCAGGAGTAAGTCCTGCACCACAAACTACTGGAATAGATTTAGGTAGAATTATGAGTCCTTATTCAAAAGGAAGATTATTTTAAGGAATAGTTATGGCAGGTTCAATTGCATCTTTATTTGGTCCTTCAGCAGAAGAGATTGTATACGAGCGTCAGAAAGAAGAAAGAGAAAGAAATGACTTAAACTTCTATCGAGGGCTACAAGCTATTGATGTACCTGGCGTAGCTACTGGTATGGTTATTGGTAGAAGTATTGGTCAAGGATTAGAACAAGTTGGTCAAGGTTTGTTTGGTGAGTCACAAGAAATACAAGACCCTAGACTAACTAAAGCACTTCAAATGAAACAAATATTTGAGGGTATTACTGCTGCTGACATGCGTAATCCTGATAAGCTAGAAGCATTGGCTCAACGAGCTATTGATACTGGCAACATAGAAGCAGCTTTTCAATTAGATCAAATGGCTGTAGATGCTAGAACTGCTTTGAATCCTGATCTAAAAGAACTAGGTACTAGATTTAGATTACCTGACGGTCGTGTAGTAACTGGAGGATTCTTGCCTGATGGACGAGCAGTAGGTATTGACGCTGAGGGTAATAGGTTTGCTCTTGGCGATGAGTACATAAAGATGGGTACAAAAGTAGATCCTGCTAGTGACAATCAAGTAACACAAGCAGGTGCTATTTTAGATGAGATGGGTCTTAATGTTAAAGATGGAACACAGGCACGTATAGCAAACGCAGCGTTACAAGCCGTAGCTGATAGTGGTTATACTCTTGACTATGGCACAGCAGTAATGGAAGTAGCTAAACAAATGTTAGCTGTTCCTGATAACAATGCAACAGAAGTTGATTACAAAAGTATAGGATTATCTCGACCAGTAAATAAAGATGCTGGAGAAGTATTACGTGTTAATCCTAATGCAACTGCATCTATTATTGGACCAGATGGAACTGTATTAGAAACAACCAACAGGCAATTAAGTCAAGATCAAATTAATGGATTAACAAATGCTGATGTTGATAAACCTAAACGTAACTTAGATGATCCAAAGTTTTTAGAAAGTTTAGGGATACCTAACTACAGTAAGGTGGCTGGAGATACAATTCAAGTAGATCCTAACACTAGATATGTGTACGTTATAGATAGAAAAGGTAGAAGAAAAGGAACAAGTAACAGGGCATTAACTAAACAAGAAGCTGGGGTAGTTAATAAAGAACCTGATACAAAACAAACTACTAATACGTCATATAATTATAAAGACAGTCCTTTATATAGCGAAGGTATATTTACATCTACAGCAGAAGCGGTAGAACAATACAAACGTAGACGAGCAAATAAAACCAATGCCAATTAAATTACCTACATACGAAGAGTATAAGCAGCGTGTTGCTGCATCTCAACCTGTAGTTACTCCTGAGGAACAGCAACAAGCATTTGAACCTAGAGAGGGAATACCTGAAGAAGGTATTATTGTTGGTCCTCCGTCCGCTTCTCAGATCATGGATTATGGCTGGAATGTTAAGGGTAGGACTGACATGCAGGAGCTAGGTAAGATAGGTAGAATCAAAGGTTGGTATAACGGCGGTGTATTCGATGGCTCTGAATATAAAATGCTTGACGAATACTACGGTGAAGATTTCTTTGATCTTAACGAAACAGAAAAAAGAAATAGAATTAATCAAGTAGACAGAGAAAAACAAATTAAACACAACTTAGCTGTAATAGCTTATGGCGAAGATAACTCTTTGTTAGCTGGTGCTACAGGAGTAGTCGGTACGTTAGCTACACCCACCACTTTTATCCCAGGTTTATCTTGGGCTAAGTATGGAGCAAAAGGATTAGCTGTTACGTCTGCTATGTTTGGAGCAGAGTATAATCTATTAGATCAATATGCTGATAAAGGCAGTATTGACATGGCAGAATTAGCTGCAGTAACTGGTACATCTGCTGCTTTTGGTTATGGTTTAGGTTTAGCTGGTAAAGGTTTAGTACGTTTGTTCAGCAATACTAGGGCAGTTCCTGCTGCTCGGAAGTCTGACATACAACAGAAGGCTGACGAAGTACAAGATATAATGTATGATGCTGTTGAAGAGGATGTTCCTATTGAACAACTGCATGAATACATTAAGTCTCGTACTGGTTATTCATCTGATGAGCTTGTTAGTATTGTTAAGAACGCAGAACGTAAGCCAGAGTTACCTGCTAATAAAGCAGAGGTAGCAGAAGCTAAAGAACTAAACAGAATAGACATAGACGCTGATACTATTAATAGTAATCCTACTGTTAATAAGTACATTACTCCTATCATTGAAGGCTTTGCTAGGATTGATGAAAAGTTTGGTTTGAATTACTTATTAAAGAATAAGGTTAATGGTTATTTCTTTAAGAGTTATACAAAAGCAATGGAAAAGATTAGAGCATCACATGACATCTTAAATGCTTACAAGCAGTTGCCTGACCATGCTCAAAAAACATTTGATAATCTATTGTTAAACGCTGACAAGAGACAGCTAGCAGATGCTAAGGCATTACTAGAAAAGTATGTACCTAATACAGCTAAGTCTTTTGATGACTTTATGAATAGAATTAATACCATGACTAAAGAGTTGAAAGCTAATGGTATTAAAGTTCCTGATACTACTACGTATGTACCTCGTATTGTTAAAGATTCTAAAGGGTTGAAGAAATTTCTTAACCAGAATCCAGAGGCAAGGAACGCTGTAGATAAAGCATTAAAGATGAGAGCAGAAGCTCTTAAGATAGACCCAAGCAAGTTAAGCGCACAAGATAAAAACTTTATTGTAAGTAATATACTACAAGGTAGATATGTTGGTACAAATAAAAAGGGTGAATTGTATGCTCGTAAAAGACCTACAACAAATCGTAGTAGAGAAACATTCTTAGAGACTCGTAAGATACATAAGATTAATGAAGAGATGCAGAAGTTTTATGAGACTCCTCTTCAGTCCTCAATGCGTTACTTTATGGACGCACATAAACTAATCGAGAAAAGAAACTTCTTTGGTGTTGACAACAGCAAGATGACGGGTACTGGTTTAGATTTAGACAAGTCAGCAGAGAATTTCTTAGGTACGTTGGCAGATAAAAACTTAGATATAGATACACAAACAAGACTACAAGAAATGTTTAAAGCTATTTTTGTAGATGCTGATAGATCACTAGGTAAATACTCAAAAGGATATAAGGATCTAGTTAATGCTAGTTTGTTAGCTAACCCTCTATCTGCACTACAACAAGGTGCTGATGTATTCATGGGTGCTTGGCGGTTAGGTATTGGTAACGTAGCTAAAGGTTTATTTAAACAAGATGTACACATTCTTAATGACTTAAATCTTGAGCAGTTACAGTTAGAACATTTTTCTTCTGGTACAAGCATGGCTGGTTTGGTTGACAACTTACTTGAGTTGACACAGTTTAAACGTATGGACCGTGTAGGTAAGACAGCTATTGTCAACGGTGCATGGCAACGTGTACAGAATATGGTTAAGACTGACAAGGGTATTGCTAAGTTACGTAAGCAATATGGTACTGCGTTTGGTCCTGAGTTCAATAAGTTTATTGATGAAGTTAAAAACGCAGAAATGACTCCTCGTACTAAAGAGTACCTGTTCAACGAACTTGCTGAGTTTCAGCCTATTACTCCTGCACAGATGCCTGAGGCTTACCTTAAAGCTGATATGGGTAGACTAGCTTATACGCTACAGAGTTTTACTATTAAACAGCTAAACTTAATTAGAAAAAGTATTATAGATGAAGCTAGGCGAGGTAACTATGCAGAGGCTGGTAAGAATCTATTAGGCTTTGCTTTGTTAATACCACCTGCAAACATGGCTATTGACTACGGTAAAGAAAGAATACTAGGTAAAGATCCTGATCTATCGGATGATTTAGTCAGACGCTATGTCAATAATGCACTTAAAGTATTTGGTTCTTCTGAGTACGCTGTGTCAAGACTAACTAAAACAGGAAAGTTTGGAGACTTTGTTCAGGATACGTTCATGCCTCCGATGGAAATGTTTGATGGTTTAATACAGACTAGTTTTAAAGCAATACAAAACGGTGAGTTTGATCCTGCTGTAACAAAACAACTTCCTATTGTTGGAAGGCTTTTGTATTACTATGCATTTGGTGGCCTTGAAGAATGGAACGACAAAGAACAAGCTAAAAAGAAACGTAAGTATAAAGAGACGTATGGTATTGATAAGAAAAAATATAGTATCGGAGACTAAAGATGGCAAGCGCATTTGATAACTTTCTAAACAAGTATGGCCTAGGGTTCAGAAGTTTTGAGCAAGGTATGAGGCAAGGAGATAAGAGACTTGCTGAACAATTCAAGATACCTTATGATCCTCTTGCTTCTGTTGAGGAGCGAACAATAGATCCTGAAGCATTTAGAAAACTACGAGAATCTCGTATGCCTCAGCCACCTACACCTCCTCAAGCTGGTAGTGCTGCTCGTCCACCAAGGAGAGAGATTACACCACCAGCACCTGCTGAGAGGGAGAGACCTTTAGATGTTTTGTCTTTCAGAGAGAGTCCTAACTTTCCTGCTAGACTACCATCAATGGATGTACCAGTACCTACGAGACCTGACTTCTCACCACAGAGAAGTAACATGCCACCTCCAGGACCAGGTTTATTACAGCCACCAACAGGTATGCCTCAGATGCCTCAGCCACCTAAGCCTGACATGGATAGCACTATAGATAATCTAATGGCTAGGTATGAAGGGATGTACGGAGAACCTCCAGTAGCTCCTCCACCTCAGCAACCTGTACCACAAGAGCTAGGTCTCCCTGCTTTTACAACACCAGGCTACTTCCCTGAAGGTATGTTATCACCGCAGCGTCCTGACATGCAGCCACCAGCAATTCAGAACTATCAACCTAATATGTTTAGTGGTCAGCTACCAATGCCTGACATGCCAGAGTTTGACTTCGGTAAGTACAGGTATGATTACACACCTGACTTAACTG